CTCCTACGAATTAAACGCCTGTCCCTGCTAGAGCCTTTAGCCCACCGGCAAGTCCGGCGCCGCCAAGGGTACCCGCTCCGAATGTCAAAGCATCGCTTGCAACGCCTGTAACAGCGCCAGCGATATCAGCAAACTCTTGATTCTGCTGTTGGTTGATCTTATCTGCCATACCAAATGAAGCCTCATTAGCGCTCGAAGCCCCTTCCGCGTACTTCAACGGGTCCTGAAGTCCTGCCAACTCTCTGTTTCCGGCGATAGACTGAATCAAGTTCTCTCGACCGATCTGTTGATTCTCAAGCGTAATATTCTCTTGCGTGTTCGCCAGATTAGCCGCGCCCGTCGCCGCGATATTGCCTCGAACAGCCTCTTGAACTCCACTTTGAAGTCCGGCTGGGTTAGCGGCTCCGCCGCCTTGCCCGGCAATAGCATCTGAAGTAGCCTGTTGGGCGCTTCTGACTCCGGCTGCGTTTGCGTTAATAGCCTTGGTATTCATCGACGCCAAAGTTGCTGCGTCGAACCCCTGAGGTGTTTGTCCGCTAGCAAGCTGCTGCAACTGAGTGTTAAGCTCCTGCAGAGTCGCGGTCTGGGACGCAAATCGTTCCTGATAAACATTCTGCAGCATCGTTGACAAACTAGCTTCTTGCTGCTGCGCTAAGATTTCGTTTCCGCTAGGTCCACACATTAACTCACCTCGAACTTCAACTCAAAGTCTCCGGCCTTCTCGCGCGGCTTGAAGCCATGCACGGCCATGAAAGCGACCAAACTTCGGCTACTGGATTCGAATACAACCCCGGTGCCGCCATCTTGTTTAAGCAACTTGAACAAAACCGGCAACCCGATATTCATGGCTTCAAGTAATCTCTTACGACTCACTTCGGATCGTGGCCCGAACTGGCAATGAAGCCGATACCAGTCCTCTTCCTTCTCAACCTTTACATATACAACCGGACCCTTATCATCCTGGGCACAAAATGCTATGTGACAGTCTGTTCCCGTCAACCACCACTCAGGTTGTTGCTGATCGTGATGCCATGTATCTGCTGCGGACCATTCTCGGATTTGATCGACATCTTGTTCGACTGACGGAATGAACTTAAGCATTAGAACAAGCGCTCCAGTGTGATGTAACTAGCGTACAATCGTCCCGTGAACAAAGGAGATGTCGCGCCTGCGCTCTTACGCTTTTTCTGAATCGGCGTCGAGTTCGCAATCCCGAAGATAGGACCACCGATTTGCCATGTACCGTTGACACTACTCGTACTGACTAACGATAGTCCTGTCTGCTTTGTTGTGAAAATAGCATGGGATGCGCCACAAATCTGTTGACTGGCAATGCTTGTTCCGCCATCTTGAACTAATGGTGCTGTCACAGAATTAGTAGAAAGATTTGTGGTAGACATCCCTAGCACACAAGCAATCGTATTATCAAACTTCGTAATGCTTGTTGCATACGTCATCACCGTACCAGAGCCGGTGCTTACGCCATATTGATCTAAAGTGAGTGGTCCGCCAGCAACATTCCAAACACCCATAGCTGTGTAGGTATCAAGGGCCACGCTAGTCGAAACCAGTGTTGCAGTTACCACCAAAGCCGGATTTCCCACGCAATTATTGCAGTAGAAAAACTGGAACCCCTCGCCCAAATTCGATATTGGGTTACCAATCAAATGCGGTAGAGGGAAATACGTATTTCCGGCATTATCGTTCACTGCTTGCGCAGACCACCGAAGCCCAACTACGAGCGAATTGCCATTAGCAACAGATTGAGCGGCGGATACGACCGTTGTAAACGGACCGCCTTGCTGACTGCCGCCACTAAAATTGACGAGTGAGATTGCCATTATGCGCTCAAATAAGTCAGGCCTTGATACTGCAACACGAAGTTGGTGCCGGTTGCGTCCAAAGCACCACCATTTGTGTTCTTGGCCGCGAGACCCCATCGTTGAGGAACCGATCCACCAAAAGCTGCCGCGACCGAGAAATGCGCAGACGTATATGATGTCGTAGCTGTCGGTGTATTCACCGTGCCCAAATGGACAAGGTTCGGAGTAGCTGTAGGTGTAAACGTAGCATCCGATCCAGACGCACCATCAGAATACGACGTGCCGCCGTCCATCGAGGCGTATAGCCAGAAATCGACAGTTCCTGCGGCAGTCGCTCCCGTCTTCACCTTCATCTGAACAAAAGCATCCAGATAAACGTTTGTGCTGTTATCAATAAACGCGGACTGCCACCAAGAGCCCGAAGCAAGGCTCGCCAGCGACATCGTTATCGTTGCTGCCGCAGCAAATTGTTCTTTAAGTGTTGCCATTTCCGTCTCCGTTTAGGTTAGGTTCATTGCCCATGTGATGTCGTGTAAGCCGTCTGACACAATCACGATTGTGCCGTCAGCTACGTTCAAGCCCGCTGTACTTATATCTGCAGGAGCGCCAAGAGTACCGTTTGTTGCACTTCGGGTTGCGATTCCATCATTCCAACCTATTGCTATATCCAAGGTTCCGGCAGATGGATTAGCTTGCAAGAAGAAGTTAGTGCTTACTCGATAGACTCCGGCTGGTGGTCTCGCCCCGTTTATGAGAAAGACTCCGCTCTTCGAAGTTGTAGTCTGAGTCAAGACAACAACAGACACTGCCAAAGGCGGGACAACTAGCGGAGGAAGGTCCGCAGAAACTATAGGACCGAAAACAGGTACAGCCGGTGCCCCAGATGTCGGCCCGCGCCAAAACGTGTTCGCCGCCTGAGTAGCCTTACCAAGTGTTAAAACTCCAGCGGGAGAAGCTACGTTTCCTGTAAGAGTAAACTCAGGAGGAACAGTCGGAACTGTAACCGGCAAGTCTGCATTCGCAATCAATCGAAACGTTGGGGTAGCGGCTCCGCCCGATGTAGGACCAGCAAAAAACAAGTTAGCGTTTTGTGTCGCCAAACCAAGAGTCACTTGGCCTGAGCCATTGGGAACCGTTACCGTGAAAATAGCAGGAACAATCAACGAGTTCATGCCATGATATGTTTCATAGTTACCAGTTGAGTCTGCAAAGATCACAACACCCTGATTCTGACCGAGTGTTAAGTTTCCGGCCACGCCATCGATGGTCAAGCTGTTGTTTGAAATTGTAAGAGTTCCGGTTCCGATATTCTGAATAAAGATCATCCAGCCTGTTTCCGATGTTCCTGAAGGCGGAGCCGGAACCGGATTCGGTAAGGTCAACGTAACCGCAGAACTAGAATTAAACGACAATAATCGCCCTGAATCTGTAGCAACAGCCGTATAGTTCCCGGAAAGGATATCAACATATCCTACTCCGGGGCCGATTAAAGCCCAGGATGTCGGTGCAGCAAAGGCATCAAAAATAGTCTCCCGAAGACAAACGAACATAGAGCCACGGAACTCAACCACATCGTAAGGTTCCCAACCCTGTAGAACCGCTCCAGGGAACTCAAAAGCCATACCAACGTCTGATGGCGAAGACCATACACCGGAACAGGCCATATTAACCGTCCCCGGTTTAGATGACTGACAATAACCTACTGAACCAGCGCACCCAAAATGACCATCTCCGAAGGCCGACCAAACATTTCCTACCGTATCCGCGATAGAAACCAAGCCTGCGTTCGCGTTATTATCGTTCGTTATGCCGACGAATAGTAAAACGCTACCAGCCTGAACTGGATTTGGAAACTGAAGATGGTTAATCGTAACAGAATTATTGGTTCCGGGAAAACTAGCCTGCACCGACTGGCGATACATAAGCCATGTCGCGGTTCCTGTATCGGCTGTGGTGCCATAGTTCGCGTGTGTAAAATTCACAGTGAACTGAGTCGGAGTCGCGCTCTGAATGACCAACAACTGACCGTCAAGAAAACCTCCCGTTGTCAAACCGGCAAAGGTCACGGTCGTGCCGACGATAAAATTATTCGCGCATGTAACCGTAACAACGTTGTTGTTTACAGCAGTCGCGGTAATAGTACCCGTCAAAGACGCACCGTTGCCCTTAAAGAACAACAGATTGGCGCCCCACGGAAAGGATGTCGATCCTAAAACAATCGGGCCTAAAGTTGCCGCCGTCGCCAGAGATTTTATAAAAACACCGTCTGTGGAACCATTCTGATACAATACCTTCCAAGTTGTATCCAGGTCTGTTTCTCTTTGGGTTATAGCGAGGAATGCAAAATCTCCTGCAGTTGATGGGGTCAGTGGTCCGACTTTAGGTGTATTCAAGCCAGTTGAAACACTTGTATTCAATAGCTGACCGTCAAAGTTTCCAAAACCTCCAGCTTGAGGAAGTCCTACGGTGCTCGGATTGAATACAAGATTCTCGCCTAAGATCGTCCAGGCGTTTGTGTTTTGGTCTGGGCGTAAACCAGTGCTACTCGTAACCGCTACGTACGTGCTCAGGTTCTGAACCACGACATCGTTTATGTTATAAGATACAAACGATTGCCATGTGCCTCGAAAGAACAGATACGGATCGATGTCAGTGGCTGTTGTGACTGTGCTCTTGATAAGAGTCTGAATACCCGCATTGTTCTGCGGGTTTGCTGAAGGCGCCTGGGGCATCAACGGAATGCTTGCTATGCGCGGGTTCTTGTCCGTTGCCACAAACTGGGCGTCGTGTTGCAGGTTCGGAGAAAGAGTACCTCTAAAATACGGAGGCAACGAACCCGCTGAAGGCGGTGGCGCAGATGCAGCCCCGTTTGGATCGATAGGCTCAGCTTCTACAGGAGTCCACGAAGCTGGAACCTCATCCTCAGAAATAATAAGTGGACTTCTCTTTTCTTCGGCCATTACTGTTCAACCACTAGACGACCATAGATTGTGATGTCATACAACTCATCACCATTCGCTGTTGTTCCGAAATCGACTTTAATCTGTAGATGTCGAGCAACAGCTATGCCGTTGTTACCCGAGAAATAATATCGATTCGGGCTGTATGTCGCAGCCGCGTTCGCGCCATAGACTGACGGCGGATCGGTCACGGGAGATGCCGCAAAGGCTGTAAACGATCCAGAAATCTCGTTGAGCAAGAAAGAAACTGTTGGGCGATAGCTGATACCGCTAAAGTCACATTCTATAAATTTCAACAAAGCTCGCTGACCTGGGTGTGCAAGCATGATGCCGCCCATCACGAAGAAGGCATCGTATGAAGTCCCATTATCTGTGAAGACCGACAGACTGCGCTTTAGGATCGAACCTCCACCCGCCGAAGGACCGACCAACAACGCCTTCAAACCCGGAGCATACTCTACGCTCTGAACCATCTGGGCTCCGCCTGTGATGACCGCAAACGGGCTCCAAATTGGCTCTGGACCTTGAGGTCCTCCAGGAACTTGACGCGGGTTGATACGGTACCAACCTGTTGATCCATCGGCTAGGAAGATACAGTTATCGTTACCATTCTGGTGAACAGCCACATAACCCGCAGATGGGTTCCATGTCGTATCCGGTACGCCGGAGCTTGGCAAATTCGCTAACTGATCCCCTACCGGGAACCCGAAGTTAGCGATGTTCAAACTCGGGCTCATGACCATGAACTCGTTGTCCGCGCTGAAGAAGAATATTTCTCCGCCGTACACATCCAAGAAGTTATAGCTTAATAACCCGATTCCTGGGCTCAAAGTGACTGAGTAGAAAGAAGACGTAGATGGTCCGCCACCGATTATTTCTACTGAGTCCACGGTAAATGTCACCATACCCACAGGTGTTCGCACCAATCTCGTGACCGTAGCCAAGAACGGAAGAGTGTATGTAGGAGGGAAAGCTTCCGCACCATTGCCAACAATTGGCGTATCCAAACCCTTACTAAACAAAACATTCTGACCCGATGTTCCCCAAATCTTCTGGAAGTTATAGGCCATCGGCAAGAATGTCGATAGCGGCGGATCATTGACGTGGTTTATCGGCGCCGAAATTTGGTTGTTGAGACCAGGGAACTGCGAAGTCGCAACATCCGGCAAAAAATCCTGGAACACCCAATCATAGTTAACACCATTGATCGTATACTTAGCTGTTCCGGCCAACGAAGGAATATTCGGAATTTCCGTCAACTCGAACATGTTCGCGAAGCCGCCGCCGTCTGCATCTCGCCAAATCACAATCGTATCGAACTGGGGATCGCTTGAGTAGTTTCCATAGATAGACACTACCGCACCTGCGTTCGCACCCGAGAGCGTTGTCACAGGAGACGCGGTCGTGATCAAATTTGTTTCTGATCCCGTTGGAGCAGGCAACGGCCCGTTAAATGGCTGGCCTGGAGGAGGTGTGTTGGTCGGCACTCCGCCCGTAGTAACCGAATAAAAATCTGTTAGAGATCGAGCCTTATACGAATACGCCCAGGTGTGAGAACTCGACCACACCAACTGATTCTGCTTAAAAGGTCCGTTGTTTACCCATACGGCTACGTTATCAACCGTCTGACTCGACCCAATTGCAGAACTTGTGTTCCAGGTTGGTTGATTAGTTCCACTTAAACCTGATTGTACCACGAACTCGATATCGGCAGGGTTGTTCGTGTCTTGGATGTCTGGAGAACCATATGCTGTCTGTCCGAATGGGGCGTCGAATCCTGCAGTTGGAAGATACCACTGTGTGGTTGCGGCCCATGATGTAGACTGCCCAACGTTAGTCCAGTTTACTTGGTTATCGGACTGCTGAATACCATAAGCTGACCCTAGGTTCTTCCACGTCACACCCGTGTCGGATGTAGTTGCTCCCTGCGCAGTTGCCCATGCTGGGTGAGAACCGTTTGTAGAGGTTCCACTATTCTGAGCCTGCTGACGATTAGAGTTCGTGTCGATAATGATTGTGCCCTGAGTATAGGCATGGTTCGATTGCCAATACCAAACCGCAAACGGGTCGCTACCGCCAGATAGACCACTCCCGATGCAAACCCAGAAGCTACCGTTGTTATCTACAACTACTCCGAAGCTCGCAGAGGATGGCGATGTCCAAGCGTTATACTGAGTACCGGCCTGCCACGTCTTAGTCAAAGACACTAGACGCCATGTGATAATGCTTCCGTTTGCGTTTGCGGGCTCGGTTGTGGTGAAGCCCAAATTTGTAGCCCACGAAATCGTCCCGAATGTCGTGTTTGTCGTACCCGAGTTAGTGCTCTCTTGCAGATAAATTGTAGCCGTCAGTGGCTGGCCCGGCTGAGGCACCGTAAAAGGCTCTACCACTCGTCTCTGGTTTGGCGGAGGATTAGTTGTTTGGCTCGGCGCCCAATTTTGGAAAATCTTGTTCGCTTGGTTGATGTTTCCTAGGCAATACCATGCCGCAGTTTGCAGTGCGAATGGATTCGGATTTATAACAGCGCCCGGAACGTTTGTGATAGTGCCCGGATCGATAACGGAGAATCCTGGACCACTCGAAGCAATGTTTACGTAGATACAACCAGAAACCTTACTGTAGACAGCAGCCGGGGTCGTGTTTGTGCTAAAGAGTTGAGTTTCAGTCTCAATCGCTAAGAAAGGTTGCCACTGAACTATCTTACCCAGATTACGCCATGTGACTGTGTTATCGGTTGTGGTGCCACCTGGAGTCTGGTTCCATCCCGGACCACCCGCGCTCGTCTTACCCAATATCGCGACGGTTCCGACGTTCGTACCGCCCGCGATAGCATGAATCTGCTGAATGTTGTTGTTGGCGTCTATAGCCAAGCCCATGGTCGAGAACATGGTACTTGCTTGCCACGTACCTGCAGCCGCGCCGGAGGATGTAGCAACCACTCCCGGAGCAACAGTCGGAGCAACACCGCCCCAATTCCAAATCGATACGTTCGGATTAGTTAAGTTTCCAGCATTCAAGTTTGTATTGAGCGGAGTCCACTTGAGAGTGTCCACACCATCGCCCATATACAACACACCGCCCACAGCCTGGAAATAAGTTTGCCCTGCACCAACGCTCTTACCGAACAAAAGAGTCTTCGAACCATTCTGTTGATCCCAGTACACGGCGCCTGTAGAAATAGCTGTCGCAGCGTGGCTCTCAGAGATAGCATTCGCGTTGTTAAGCGTTAATGTAGTTGTGGAGGAGGCGCTGCAAATGAAGGTTCCATTGTTGCCTGGGTTCGTTACGAACCCGGCGATCTGGAACACCATACCCGCATAGGCGTTGCTACCACCATTAGGGAATGTTCCTGTGTAAACGGCACTTCCACCTGAGGAGTTAGCAACAGAAGAAATAGACAATGATCCCGTAGAACCAGTATCGATGATGACACGAATCGTGCCATCAGTTAGTTGGAAGGGAAACGCCCGCAAAGGCGCTGTTGGGTAGGTTGTGGTCGAGAACGTCACATGCCCTGGACGACGCTGCAGCGTCAAGCGATTCGTAAGCTCAACGTTGCGGCCCATCCACAAAGCATCCGGTCGGCCACCGTAAAATCTTGCAGTATAAATGTCAGAAGGATCGTGCAGCACATTTCGCTGAGTGTAGAGGCCCGTAAAAGCGCGATCAATAAAGATAGGGACATACTTCGGCTGCTTTTGCGGTTGGGCGTTATGCTGCTGAAGAAGATTCATGTTTTAGATTCCGCGTGCTTGAACTGCCTGCTGAGATTTCAGCATTGCCGATGCTTGTTCCTTGCTTGCTGCCAGCCATTGCTGGGCAAAGATGTTCTTCTGGGTGTCGGTCAAGCCCTCGGCTTTAGCCAAGAAGGCAGCGACCCCGCGTTGTCGATACAACTGCGCTCGCGCGTCATCGACCACTGCAAAGGCCTCACCCAAGAAGAGATTGTTATAGATATCGCTGTATGAGTCCGGGATAGGTGCCCACCCGTCACTCAAGGCCGCGAATTGAACTGGCGCTGTCTGATACGTCAAATTGATTGTGTAAATCGCATCAGGGGCGCCCATGAAACGAATCTTAAAACTTGTACCCGGAGTGAAAGCTATTACGGCCACGGCTGATGGACGTTGCTGCTGAGCCGCAATCGACCCGGTCTTCGAAAGGGGCAAGCTGTTGTAGATATCTTTTATTTCCCAAATCTTGCCGCCCGCATCTGTGAGGGACACTTTTTCCAAGAACCCAAAAGTAGCGATGTTGTAGGTATAGTCCTGATTCCCTACTGTTGTGCTCTGGCTCGAATCTTCTGCTCGATTAAAAGCCCACGTCATCGGAGCCCCAAGAAAGGAGTTACGAATCATAGACGCAATCGAAATGGCTGGCTCGTTGCCGGTTTGTGAAGAAATAGCTTGTCCGTAGATGAACTGCGCCACATAATTCAATGTTGTCTGAAGTGTATTCGCCATTACGCAACCTTATCTAGTTGGTGGGAAAGGCCACTGCGGGTTAAGCCGCTGCGCGTTACTCTGACCGTAACCAGTAATACCGCGACCCGGCACAAAACTATACTCTTCTTGCTCACGCGCGTCCTTAGCTCGAAGCTCCATTACCGCTCTCAACCACAGTCCCCATTCCTGGGCAAACTGTGCCTTGATCTTAGCTTCGGGAGCGTAACGATGACACTGCGCGATAAATCCCTGACGGAAATACGGTTCGTATTCATCTGGTAGCGGCGCCAATGTCTGTGACAACGATGTGAATCGAGTCGGAGCCATCTGGCCCACAAGATTAAACTGCCACGTCACACCTGTCTGCGAAGGAGCGGGCACGATTCTAAATCCCCAACCACTCGGGTCCACGACAGTCCACTGCGTTGTCGCGCCTGCGCCGGGTGTGGCGATGGTTCCGGCTGCAGAACTAGCAGGAGCGACCGGAGCGGTTGTGCCCTCGGTTCCATATCCTGTTATAACCAAGAAGTTTCCGTTCGCATCTCGAATCTGAGTAATCGGATTCGACGGCATCGCGTTCGTTACCGACAACGGGTTCGTATAAACCGATCCTGAGACCGGATTGTTTCCAAATGTGCTGTTTCCGGTATTGCTTGCGCCCCAAGTACCGTAATAAAGCATGTAGTTCGGGTACCAGTTCACCAAATAAAGTGGGGCATTAAAGTTGGTGTTAAGGTACTGAGACCCCGTCTGCTGTGGTAGGGATCGTCCTACCTCAACTGCTTTCCATGGTTTAGGCTCAGACGTGTTCGTAACGTTCACGCAAATACCGCGCTCTAACCACGACAAATTCATAATGGACTGACCGACAAGACTAGGGATGGAGATGGTCGGGTCGCCGCCCGAAGCCACCGGCAAATAGATTCCTGCATAATCCTGCTGAAACGAGTTTGTGTAAAATGGCGGAATCTTAAGCTCATTCCACTTCCAAGGGAAAGGAATAGCGCAGATCGCGGACATCACATCATTTGCAATTGTTAAGGCTGGTTGGGATGATGCTTGAGGAACGTTAAGGTTGGGCGCAAGATAACCCGACGTTTGGGCTATGTCTACGATATCTTGCAACTTTACTGTGGAAAGAGAGAACGCCATGTAGTTCCTTCCTGAAATCGTCTCGATAGATATCCCGGCCTATCGAGACCAGCCTGCCGGGCCAGTACAATTACTTAAGCGGCTACTGCTTCTTCTGGTGCTAGAACATTTCGCTCATCAACAAAGTGCTGGCCTTCCGGGGACTTCAAGAATGCCATCAACTTGTCAATGTCCTTATCCTTCACCAAATCAAGCAACTTCGTGGCGGTATCGCGCTGCATTGTCGAAGGAGCGATAGGAGCTTCCGAGGCAGTCATCGTGTTTGTGGTCGGGAGAGCAGCTACATCTTCCCAAGACAACTTCGTATGGTTCGGAAGAACCTTACCGTTTCGAACAATACCCTTCGCGGTGTCGCCTGGGTACCACTTCATTTTGCAAATCTGACACATACGCATTTCGGAGTGGTCAACAAAAACGTGATGAACGATAGCGAAATCATTTCGTCCATCGGGGATTCCTCCCCACTTCTTGCCGCCGCCCTTCTTGTGTCTGCATCGGGACTGTATAGCCTTCAGATTTGCATCAAACTCTCGCGCGTTTGCACGGCGCTGTTTATCACGCTGTGCCTGGGCGATCTGAAAACTCTTTTCTTTCTCTTCCAAACGAGCTTCACGCTTTAGAACAAGTTCCAATATCTGCGATGTCTCGTCGGTCTTTTCTGTTGCTTCTGTTTCCTTAGCTGCAAGAATGTTAGCCAAGGTACTAACGGCCTTGAATAACTTATCAAGGTCCTGCTCTGTGTAAGCCATAAATCACCTTCGCCGGTTTATAAAGTGCCGGGAACTTAAACGCGATTCGGTGTCGAATCAAGCTTTCCATTTCTGAAAAGCCATAGGGTACGCCGATATACTCTACTTACGGGACTCAAAACTGGTTTCCCGAAAATCTCGTGGGCTTTCGCCTCGGTCAAGATTCTCTCGGTAATCAGTCTAGATACAGGGGAACGCCACCCGCGATAATCTAATCCGGCTGGCAAACCATGTCGATCCAACTTCAACACATCCCACTCGTACATACGTGGAATCTGAAGATAGGTAATGTAGACAAGCTGATCTGATCCAGGTCTAGCTGCCCACAACGCCACTGTCTGTGGCGGGAATCCATTATCGATAAAGAAACACCGGATTCCGTTGTTACGGAGTTTGGCGATGAAATCAAACGTAGAGATTGAGTTCACCATTCGACCCTGGGGATTAGCCAAGATATCCTGGTCCTCCATCTTATACTGCTGGACCATCGCGTCCGACTTCTCTTTTTCGAACTGAAACGCTTCCTTGACAAATGCTTTATAATCCTGAGGCCACTTCACCCAATTTGGGGTGCCGCCTGCAAGCATGTGTCGAACACTCTCACGAGTAGTCTTGATGTCGTGAGCACTTCTAATTGGGTCTTCTATATTTTTGTACTCTGGGTTAATTGTCCAGTTATCCATTGGTGTTCCTTCCCTGAGGGATTAGGATTGAGTTCGGGGAGGCCCAAAGACCTCCCCAAACGAATTCTTTACTGCACTGCAGGTACGCTGTCAATCCAACGAATACGCTGTGTATTCAAGCCTGTCGCTGGCGGCAATGTAACTGTCTGGTGGAACTTGTAGGAGGCCCATCCACCAATTGTGCCTGTTGGATCGAACGCACTCTGTGGGGCGTCTGTTACGACGTAGCACTGAATTGTTCGCCAATCGCCTTCGTCAAGGTCGGTGTCGCCCGGAACTTCGAGCCACACGCCGATCATGGCGTAGTTGCCAAACACGTACGTACGGTACGCTGTCTTACCTGTTGACTGGTAATTGGCGGTTGTCGTAACGAACGGTGTCTGACGCAGGATTATGTTTGTGCCTGGGAGTTCGATATCCTGTGTCTGGTCCGAGCCAGCAATCTTGTCGAACTTCTCAATCTGTTGGAACTTCAACAAATCAGCGATAGAATCGTTGACTGTTGTGGCGTTGTAGATATCACCTAGCACGTTAGGCGATACTGCGCCCATGAACTTCCCCTTCTTGCAAGGAAGCACGTTGTGGCTTACCAACTGCTGCTTCATTTCTCGAAGTGTTGCCAAATCGAGTGTGTAAGGGGCCGATAGCAAACCGCTCTGGTTAACGTTGCCGTCAACTGTGGAAGCGGAATCAGCTACCGCGCTGTAAAGTTCACTAATGGACTGACCGGCCTGATAGCCCAACTCAACCGCCGAGTTGCCCACAAGCTCATCGATAGCTGCCGCGATTGCGAAAGCCGAGAAGTTTGTGTAGTCGTTCCACTCGCCCACCTGAGCAGGTGCGCTCAACTGGGTGATCAATTCCGGCGATCCTACAGTACCGTCTGCTCGCTGGGTTGTATCACCAGTTAGCGTGTTGTACTGGAAGAAGGTACGGTTTACGCCCATGTGCAAAGGCTGCACACGTCGTTCCGCGCATGCTACAAAGGCGTCCGTTTCGCCCTTTAGGTTGGGGATCAGTTCCTTATCGAACAAGATCGCCTGCGCGGTTAATACGTTTCCTACGTTAGCTGCTGACGGATTTGGTCCACCTGCTGGCATAACTTACCTCGTCACTCCATGTCTTTGCGCGAACTTTTAGACTTGTCCGGCCAGTATCGCATTCATCTCAGCCCGTGATTTCGGGTCTGCGACCATGCGCTTAAATTTCGCTGTGTCCGTCTTAGCCAATGTTAGAATGTCCGCTTTTGTGAGCTTTCCGGTAGAAGCTACCGCTGGTCTTGTTCCCGATAGGGAGCCAGGGGCAACTGTTCCGTTAACTCCCGGTCTAGCCGCTGGTAACTCAGGATTTGCTGGTACCGTGGCAGATGCCGGTGGGGCTGTCACTACAGGAGGAGTAACAACAGCCGGTACTACTGGGGTAGCGACTTGCGCTACGGGTGACGCCGGTACTGGTGGATTAGCCACAGGCGGTGTCGGTCTTACGGGTTCTTTCGGGATTACCGGAGCCAACTCGTTTTCCTTAGCCAGGAAAGCAAGCTCCAAATTATCGACGGTGTATTCGAGTTGATTATCCTCAAGATACTTTCCGATAACGTCGGAATTCGCTTGGCAAGGATTATAATCTTGGATATGTCGCTTCATGAACTCCAGGGCTGTTGCTTTGCCCTTGGCGAATAATTCTGCTTCGCGAGCTTTCTGCTCAGCTTTAGCGACTTCAGAACCAGAAATCTTTCGAGCAGCCGCAATGGCTTTCGCTTCATCGGAACTCTTCAGGTCCTTGATAGCCTGCGCCATCTCCTCGTCAGTCAACGCTTTGTTGATAGGAGTTTCTGGCTGCTGCTGGTTCTTAAACGAAACTTTTTGGGATTTCAGACGGTCGAACGCTCGAACAGCCTGCGTATAAGACTCGTTGTTCTTGAGCAATAGCTCGACCATATCCGAAGTTTCAAAGTGAGTAGGTCGGCCTACCGGCTTACCTGTCTCATCCTTGACTTGGAAATTTTGGACTACCTTCGTGATGTTACCCTGGTCATCTCGTGTTACGGAGATGCCTAGGCGCTCGAAGGTTTCCTTGTACTTTGCCTCTTCGGCTTCCCACGACTTAGGGGTCGGTTCTGCCGATCTTTTTGCCACTTCTTGTTCGGCTGCAACTCGTGCAGCTTCAGCAGATGCAGCATCGGCAGCAGCTTTATCTGCCGCTTCTTTTGCCGCTTGCTCTTCAGCAGCTTTTTGTTCTGCTACCATCTCAGGCGTCACCTTCGCTAGTGCATCAAGCTTGGTTATGCCTTCAGGGCTCTTCATCAAACGCGCCAAGTCTTTGTTTGGCAGTTTGTAAAGGTCGGCCCGCGTTTTTAAATCTTTCGTTAGCGCCTCAACTTCCTCAGGGGAAATAGGCGCCAAATCATTCGCACGAGTGATCATGGACGACATATTTTATTCCTTTATATTCGATTCGACCGGATACGTCGGGATAGGATTTCCCGCGCGTAATTGAGTATCGGCATCTTGAAGTTCTCTACGAATGCTCTCGTCCGTCACTTGTCTCTTAATAGATTCTAGTTGAGCATGGAACTCGACCGACTTCTTGACAACCGAGCAAAACTCATTCACAGTCCGGGCCTGTAAATGAGCGGATGCGAGTTTCTTCTCATAGCCATCTTCCATTGGGTCTAACTTCACCAAACGAGAGTTGACTATGTCGCATGACTTATGAAAAACCATGACGAGAACTTCCCAGCCTGGGTGCTTGGATAATGCCGCAAGCATCTGTCGCTGTTGAGCGGTCAATTCGTCATATAACAACGGTTCTGCCATTGGGTACTCCGGTCATTAGATTAGAGGTCGGTTGTGCTTCCGAAGCCGACGTTACTCGGCTCCCCAGTCACTTCCGAATTAAGAGCGTGTTCGACGGCGCCTCGCATTACTTCATTTTGCGCCTTACCCAGTTGTTCCTGTGCTTCCTTCTGTTGATCTTGCTGGAACTTCTGGTTCTGTTGAACTTGTTGTGCCTGAGCCTGCTTCTCTTGCAAAGCGGCTGGCTGATTCTGTTGAGCTTGCTTCTTCTCTTCGTCGGTCATCTTCACCAAGAAGTTCTGGCTATACTTCCAGCCTGCAGCTTCTGCGAACGCCTTGAAGATAGCAACAACATCCCACTTCATGAATGTTTGCTGAAGGCCAGTGTTAAAGGCTGGCGCAGTCATCAACTGCACCATGATCGGCAAAAACTGCGCCATTTCTTTCTTAGCGCCCAGGTGGGCTCCGGCCAATACTTCAAACTCAAGTTCGGCTTCTCGGAACTGAATATGATCAATCTTAAATTTCGGTCCTAGCTCTTCGCCAAGAACTCGCTTCAATACGGATGTCGGCAACAGATCGTTGTTCAACTCATCCATGATCTGGAGCCATGGCTCGAATACCTGACGAATGAAACGTCCCATCGGACTATCTAGACGGGAGGCGTTGGCCTGAATAACAGCCGCAGCGCCGGTTCCGCTACGCATGCCGGTACCTCGACCCGCAGACGAACTAGCGCCTTGAACAACTTGTTCGTTAGCACCAGAAGAAGCCGCGCTCGCAGCTTGACTCATCTGAATGGCTGTAAAAGCTGCCGCAGGAGGCGTAGGCATCTCCAAAAATCTGAAGGCCTTGTCCACATCCTCATCAACGTCGATAATGCCGCCAAGAGACCATCGCTGGTTCTGCTGTAGCGTGTTGAACCCTTTCTTACGAACCGCAGGAGGCTGCAAACAGAAAGCCAACAGATCAAGGGAAAGGTTCGTTACCCCTTGCTCAATCAACTGCTCCGGTCCCAAAAGTATTCCTAGACCTTGTCCATAGAAACAATCCGGGATATTACGCCAGTTGGCCGATAGGAACGGAATCTTGTGGTAAGGGTTTACCTCATTACGGATCAAAAGATTGTGCCCGTTAAACGACAAAATCACGATAACGCGCTCATTATCCCAACGCTCTAAAATCTCAAGAGGTAGATCGAGCGGGTTCGCACTTGTCTTGTAGCTACGTGGCAACGCATGCTGCAAGTACCCGTACATTCCCTCGGGAATGGTAAGGGTGATGTTGTCCGGCCCCGACGTAGGCTTGCTCAAGAACAGATTCTTAAGCTCGGCTTCCGAAGGAATCTTATAACCCTCGACACCACGCAAACGATTCAGGTCTTCATATGTCGCGTAGTCTCGATAAACAACCCACTTCGCTTTACGGATATCACCAACACGTGTTCCTGGGTCTACAAGAACAGTACGAATATCACAAAACTTAATCCAGGGGTGCGACTGAACGACATTATCGTTAACTACTTCGAATTCATCCGACTCCGCCGTATCGATCATCTCGACTTGGCCGGTTGCGTGTACGTACCGTTGCTGCTCGCCCTTGCGCACGTAACGCTTGCGCTTCTCTTTATACTCGGTGTAACCCCACTTCATGATCAAGGTTCCGAACAACGCCATATGTTCAATGGCTAGTTCGGTCTCTTCCTCGAAGTGCATCAGGTCAAGCTGAGTTGTAAATAGCGATCTCTTCGCATCAACAGTGCCTTTGTCTGTTCCGGGCCGTGGGCGAAGCTCGAACGGTGGCTTCTCGTAGAAGATACCACCCATAATCTTCGGCACAATCGAACTGATGTGATTCGAAACCGTAAACTTCGGAACGTTGGCCTGCGCAACCTGACCGCCATCGAAGGCGGAGTTCGCAGCCGGTGACTGGTAAATGGTATCGGCAAGAGTCCAACCGCTAGGCCACTGGTTGATGTTCAACCACTGATCAGCGCGTTCCGCATCCTTGATCACGAGCATGACCGCTTCGCGATCTTGGAATAGGATCGTATCTGTATCGGCATCCTTGATCAAACTCTCGACAGTGATCTCGGAAGCTGGGTCTATAAACTTCGCAGCTAGAGATGCATCAAGTTCGCTGCTGCTTGCCTTTTCCAATTCAGCCATTAGATTCTAAATCCTGGTCCTAACAATCTTTTTCCTGCATCGCTCATAGCACCACGACGCTGGTCCGCTGTTGGCGGAGCCATGTTAGGTATTAAAGAAGGCTGTTGTGGCTTCTGTGTTCCCCAACCGCCAAACATTGCTTTTTGCCAAACCTGACGAGCGTGTGCCTGCCACAACAACTCTTGACGCTGCTGCATCAAGTCAAGCTCTTGTTGTGTCGGAACATGAAGTGGCAAGAAGTACCACAACATCGACATCGCGTCCGGGATATCGTCTTTACGACCCTTGTTCTTTCTCTCGCCCGTATAGCTGGTCAACTGATCGAACGTCGGATCGATCCAGTCCAACTGCTTTTTGGCTACTCCGAAAACAAACTTCAACAGGTCCGCAACCAACAAAATCTCAAGCTGCTTGATTCTGTTTCGCTTCGCGTCCGGTTCCGGGTTCGGTTCTCTCCACCAAATTCGTGGCAAGAAATCCAAACGCTTGTACCATTCCTGAAGTCGAAGCTCTAAAAGCTCCGCGTTAATTGTCTTCTCAATAATGGTCTGAACTGGGTTCCAGTCCTTATCCATCTGAGCAATCTGTTGGGCCAACTCGGACGATGTCCACTTGCCATGACGGATTTCAAGGATTTCTAATCCCCAACGTCCATCGGCACGTCTAAACCGTCTTGCGGCTGCGCCTGCTGAGTAATCACTCTGCTTGTTCTTGGAATAAGCAGTATCCCAGGCAATGTAGATGTTGCCTTCCTTGGCAGCGGCTGAAGGGTGAATTGTGGACCGACGAAGTTCTTCAATCGTGAACGCGATCTTGAACTTGTCTTCCTCAGCTTCCATAGCGGGTTCGTTAAGCTGTTGGCAACGGAAGACCATCTCGTCTACCGCCAACTTCATCCGCAAATCTTGGAAAGCTGTCTTTGAAAGCTTCGGAAAGTTAAGAACAACCATTTCTTCCGTAAGCTGCTTCAAAGGAACGGCTTTGTATTGTTCTTTTACAACCCAGCAAGCTCGGCAGAAATACTTCGCCGGGCTGACTGACAGCAACGCAATACGCTGTCCGAACCAGTCATCGGCTCGATAACGAGTCCCGATGTTGTCGATAAAGCCCCACGGCATAGGGATGTTGCCCGTGGTGTTAATCTTCGAGTTCAATAACGCTAATGTCGGCTTAGGTGTGCCGGGTGTACAATTCTGTTCGTTCGTGCAGTCATCGCGCTTCAGCACATCGCAGTGAGCACCGGCCTGTCCCGACTCCATCGAGGAGATCGAAACGCTCTTATCCTTCTGCCAATGCTTGCGCACACGAAGCAACAACGGGGTGTTGTTCTCAGACGGCGCCTTCGAAAGAATGTAATCTGGAAAAAGTAGATGCAAATCCAGAGACGTGCTTTCTTCGTTGTGCGGCTGATAGAACAAATAGTTCTTGATTTCTTTCATGAAGCCACGGGCCAACTCTTTCGTGGCCGTAACGATCATGATTCGAATATCAGGAACATTCAACATCCACTGGATGCAATCGACACCATCAATAGTCGATTTGAAAAATCCTCGGGAATCCAACAGAATCATTTCTTTTGTTGGACGACCCTCGCCATCAAAGCGCTTCTGAGTATCGAAAGCACTCTGGACGTGTGTTAGGTTATATCCTGGGTGATAGACACCGTCGAAGTTCTTCTGCACAAACTGATCGCAGACTTGCTGGTGCGTCTCAGAAACCCAGTTCTTCTTAAGAACGGAGACACCAAGCCAAAATAAATCTTTGCGGGCCTTATCGCGGTAGCCCAACCATCCTACAAAGGACGGTTCCTCTTTCAGAATCTGGGCTCGATATGGGACAGGAACAGAATTCGGCTCTTTCTTCTTGGCCTTTTTCTTGTCCTTACCGGCACGACGGGCGATCTCTTCCTCTTCGTCCTCGGCCTCTTCTTCAGATTCTGGTCCCAGCCACTCTCGGCCTACAAAGGTTTGGCCTAAGTGATGCCAATTTGCGGCCTCAGATAAATACCACGGATACGTTCCGTCTTCCTTGCGCTTCAGTCCAAGAACAAACTGAACCCACTCATCGGTAGGCCCATAAACCTTTTCCTGGCTTCCACGCGCTTCTGGGGTAATAGCTAGAGCTTGATTACCCGCATCCAACGCCTTCATACGGTCTAGGAAGTTGTTTTCAAGAGTCTCGCGAGTTGTTACCTTCGCTTCCGTCTCTGTTAACTTAAAACCTAGACGGGCTGCTTCCTCGACGGATATGGACATTGGGTTCCTTACTGCGCTTCAGCCACCTTACGCTGCTGAGCGTTCCAATCGAGGGACTTGCTCAATTCACCCTTCGGCTTGGCTGCTGGTTTCTTTGGCGCCGCCAGCTTGTACGGCGCATTTGAATATTCGTGCTGCATATTGCTGGTAACTGCTCCCAGCGGCCCGGCTGCTTTAGGCGGTGCATCTGGCTTCGGCTTCTCAGCCTCTACTTTTGCCGACAACGCATCGGCCCCGGCCAACGTCTTCTTAGCACCGGCTAGAATCTCTTCAACTGTCTGCGCCATCATTAGCTCCCAGGACGAATGTCTTCCCGGTCTTTCTCTCCGAGCACCGGAATGGCTTCGTATCCATGACTGCCTTTAAAAATTGCAACGATCCCACCGGGCTCTACTCGGGCTTTGCTCTCGATAGTTCCATAAAGAACTCGATAAAGCTCCTTTAGAACCGAACCATGGACACCGGCAACAGTCGGAATACCATTGTCGTCTCCAACGTGAATAACCTTCATCAAGACCGGGTCAACGCGCTCACGGAACCCTCGAACGGTTTCGCCGCCCGGAATCATGACTTCTGGATGCTCGTTATACCACTTCAGCGCCTTCAGGTTTTCTTTCGATTTTGGCTTACCCGAAAAGTCTCCTGTATTCAGAGACTCAAGATCGTCTATAACGACAACCTTCATCTTCTTCTCTTTCGCCAATGGGTCCAGAGTCTCGATTACGCGCTTTCGATCACTACCATAAATGCGACCCAAGTCTTTGTTCTTGAAGAACTGCACTATCTGCTGAGCCTGTTTCTTGCCTGTGTCGTTAAGGGATACGTCCAAATCTCCACGAAAGATGTTCTCATCGTTAAGATCGGTTTCCCCATGACGCACGAAATAAGCTACGGGCCGAATATAGTGCGAAGATTTCATGAGATCAATTTAACACTCACACCTAAGTTTGGGTCCTGGGTAGAGACTAGACGATAGTCACCTGTTATGGTCTTCTCGATATAGACAGGGACATCGTAATAAAGGGAGTCCTCAAGTTCAAAACCCATAATCTCAGCCTGGAACGTGTGCCCACCCGTTGTAAATGTTGGGTTAGGGCCATGCACAGTCAACATGAAAGAGTGATCTGGTCCGAACTTTTGTTTAAACTCCGTATCAGAAATCACTGGAGCCGGTTTAATAACACGCTTCAAAAAGTCCTGGACCTTATCGATGGGTTCAACACCTGCACCGATATTCAGTGGTACCGGCAAACCCTCGTAATCATCATTGAATCCATAAATAAGGATACCGATGATCTTGTGCGTGTTTGCGGATATAACAGCGGAGCCCGATGAACCTCCGGCCCCAAAAATCTGCGCCAGAAATACATCCGTATCCCCATCATCACCTGCGGGGATTACACCGCTAGAAATCTTTCCTTCACTCAACTGCTTAGCCATACCAACAGCAAAATTGACATTGATAACGCTATCGCCTACATGCTCACCGTCGATGGTACCTAGTGGGATTACGGGGTAGGCCTTATCGGTCTTCATTTCGAAGATCGCGAGATCGGCATCCTTGTCCTGCTCGTGCTTAATCACAGTCACAGGAGTTTCGGGTCCGCCGATATCTTCCGCGACCGAAAATGAATCCGCTTTAGGATCGATACAGTGCCCGGCGCCGATCAAATGATATCCGCCGACTATTGTTTCGTAGGCCTCAGTCGTGCAGATGAATCGTTCCTGCTTTCCCCGGTGTTCGTACAGAGCGAAGGTCGCTTTGTAGACTTCACCCTCAAAACCCTTAGGAGGCTGGATAGAGCTTGCCTTGACAGCAAGTGGAAGAGAAAGAATCAATGCCAGAAGAACGTTGGCAAGCTTCATGTTCTAACCTGTGATCGCTATGTTGGCAGAGCACCTACGATCACTAGCCGCCCCTTGCGGGTCCCCTGCTCGGCCTTACTGCTGATTCTGATCAGGACGATCAGGATGTACTTGGTACGTATACGCGTGGCCTAGTAAGAATCCGAAGAACGCATACGTACAATTTGCCATGCCTGGGCCGACATCATTACCCGTCTTCCAACGATAGATAAGCAATGCGGCCATCCACACGCTGCCGATAATGGTGTGAAACTTATTGATCAGCGCGTCTAAAATTTTGTTTAGTGCTTCCATGATTTCATTGTGTGGGCGAAGTTTGCCATGTGCTTAACATGAGCGTTCTTCGAGTGACGAGCAGCCTCCAGCTTCTCTGCTGGAATCTTCTCTCCCTCGGCAACACCCAAGGCTCGGTGCAAACCACCCTTACGAAGTTTATGGAGCGCTCGATACAGTGAAGGATTCTTTGCGGCCATATTACGCTCCTGTCGGTCGAGGTCCGGCTATCATAGCCTTCTCAGCGATCTGGTCAGGAATACCGTGCTCACCCTTATCAGCAGCCATCTCTTCCTCATCCGGCTCCGAGGTGTGGTGCATCATTCCGTCCATCATGCCATCATGATCTCCGGTAGCGTACTCCACGTTCATGTGATCGCCATCTTCATGATGGTGGGTGGTTGTATGACTGCCGTCTTTGTGATGCTTAACGGTAGTCGTATGAAACTTATGCTTCTTCTCCGCCATGATCTAGTCCTTCGGCCAACGCCTTAAGTGTTGAACTTTCCTTCTTCTTATCGGGACTGTTAAGAATGTCCTGAGCCTTACGCCACGAAATAGACTCACCGTTATGGGCATCACAACAGTCGTCCCAGTCCACTTCGTTATCTGACTTCTCCATCACATTGCAAATGCCGTCTATACCCTTCTCGTCATCTGCCACAAAATGCTTGCAAGGCGCCCCACCGGCACAACCGTTACAATTCGTGCCTGGACCCTTAGCCCACTCTAGACCAGCTTGGTCTGCTTTATCCGGCCCCTGCAAAGTCGCGTTGTAAATAGCATCCGAATCCGCAACCACACGAGGAAGACCCCCATTCTGATAAATGCAAACAGGAGTGTATACCTCACCCTTTACCTTGATGCTATCTATGATAATGTCCGGGCCTATGATCTGGCATCGCTTCTGGTTTATGTAAAACAATGGGCAGTTAAAACAAGATTTCGGCTGATTCTTTGTATCCTTACCACCAACCCACCCGAGTGCCCATCGCTCAACTTGAACTAAAGCCATAAAATCCCCTTACTTCTTTCGCGCGGCCTGCACCATCTTATAGGACGCATTCGAGTGTTCGTGGACGTGCTCAGGAAGCTTCTTAAAATCTGTGCTGCCGCTCCACTCTTTCAAACCCTTTTCCCCAAGAATCTCAGGATGCGCATACATATATCGTTGTTGCGCTTTGCTATCAAACGGCATGGACGTTACGCTCCAGGTGCTGGATGAAAGCGTCGTGCAAGGAATTTACAGCTTTCTTGGTGTCATCAAGACGTTCGCTGTATCCCGAAACTTTCGTATCCAAATCTCGAAGGTCAGACTGCATTGCGACCATGGTATTTGTATGCTCTTGCAACGTTGCCTGAAGATGTGGAAGATGATTCGTCGCCAACTTCAAAATCGTTCTACGTGGCACCATGAACCAGTCCACAACGCGTTTACCAAAATGATAAACTCCCGTCACCGCGCCACCAAGACTGGTAGCTATCGTGACGTACTTAATAATCTCGTGGAAGAGTGACGGTTGCGCAACCATGACCAGCCCCTAAATAAAGGCGCCCCCGACTATAACGGAGGCAGTTCGGAATTCCACCGAAGGTTTTCGGGCTGCTGAGGCCGCTTAAATAATTAGCGTACCGCCAAGATCAGCCGCGATATTATTTGGCGATTAGTCGCCCAGAATTGCGAACTCATTCAATGTGGCGTTGTTACCTACTGTACCAACAGAGAATGTGGCGTTTACAACCAAACCGCTAACGTTCGGAGAACCAGAGCTTGTGTTCACCAACGTAACTGTTGGGGGTGTACCCATTGTCGTTACGCCGATAAGAGTCTGATTCTGACTGCCTTGGTAATATCCGCTCAACTGCCCCTGAATCAAGGCAGCAGCAGAACCAAAGTTCGCCTGATATCCTGTTCCGTTATCCGCTGTCAACGAAGCATTACCGGCAATAACGAAGTGGCCTTCCAAAAACCACGATACTCGGCCCGACTGTGATGCGGTAACAAATGTCATTATAGTTGTAGGCGTCGGAGAAGCCAACGTTCCTGTATTAAGGATTACGTTAATGGTTGTCGTCTGCGATGCAGCGGTCCAAATTGAACCACCAGCAACAACTCGTAGACGCTGGCCATGAATGGCGCCGAAATACTGCGAGCCCGGCAAATTCAACTGACCTGTAAAGTTAGCTGCTGTTGGGGTCGATGGTGTTGTGCCAGGACCGTTTGTGCCTAGTGTACGTGGAAAATAGACAGCGGCTATACCGCTTGTAGCTACCTTCGACGGAAACTGGCCGTTTACCTGATAATCTGCTAGAATCATGTTTTTCCCTTATTGCTGGTGTCCATATATGGCACAGGCTGGCAGGAGATTAGTCCCCAGTATCCATCCATATCACAGGCCAACTCAACAAGAGTAATTTTTGCTGCCGTACTCACGGCAGATGTTTCTCTAGATACCTTACGGCAGCTAGAAGAATGTCTTTGTTTTCAAAACAGCAACCTAACAACCAATTACAACTATGGCATAGCAACTCACGTGCCTCCCCAGTAACATGGTTGTGATCCTGTTCAGGTCGGGCCATTGCACTTCCACAAATAGCACACAGCCCTTTTTGGAGTTCTAGTTGCTTCTCAAAACTTTCTTTTGTCACTCCGTATCTGTACTTCCGCTTCCCGGCGTTATAACACGGATTACAAAAACCCGTCATACGCTTCAAAGTCGTCGGTGTAGCATTTTCCTTAGATAAGGGTTCCCCACACTTACTGCAGAATCCTTTTGCCATAAACTCTCCCTATAAAAAGCGAAAAGGCGAGAGTATAGGGCTCTCGCCTTCTCTAATCCTCGATAGCGAATCGAAGACTTAAATCAGATTCAAAGACGTACCGCATCGCGAGCAAAACTTTGCACTACCTTTTGCTCTCTTACCACATGTTTGGCATTGTGCTCGAAGGTCCACCGTAACCGGCGTCTCTACCGCGACCGGCCCGTTCTGACCTATCAACTTCAACGTAAGCACTTCTGTCTGGGACTCGGTATCAAACCCCCAAACACTTGTAAAGGCTTGGCTGCTCTCACTACCAGGAACGGTGATGCCCGCCTCATTTGAAAGAGACGTAGTCATCATATTCATGGCCATTAACCGACCCGAATTCGATGACATCGAAGCTCGGCCCGAAACAGAGCCGAGGCTCCGAGTCGGAACGTTGGTACTTTTCACCGAATGATGAGAAAGGTTCTGGGCCTGGGCTGAACTATTACCCCACGTTAGGGGTGGATTTATCGGCCACTGAGGAGCAGGAATATATCGCCATGGGTAATAAGGAATATGATGATACTCATGGTGATGATAGGTGTGATGCTCTACCGTCTTCGGCGGTTCCCACACCTTTTCTTTCTTGAACTCGACGCGAACTAAACCGTCCTCGATCTTGATTCCGCGATGTTCCTCCACCGCTTGCGTTCGCTCAATGAACTTGAACTTGTTTCCGCGCTCATTATTGCCGCTATTGTTGAAGCGCTCAATCTCGACGCTAGAGTTTGGTCCCAGAACGTACCACGGCCCGGCTAAGGTGCCGTCAATGCTAATCTGGGCCATGGCACGAACACTGTTCAGATTCTTCAACAGAACCGAGTACTCGCTACCGAATGGAAGCTGAACCTCGTCTCCACTCTCGCGAAGAATCTTGCCTCCAACTTTTACAGCAACTACGAAGTTACGCTTATACGTCATGTTTCACCTTTAACGGTCGTCCGACTAGCGACCCAAATTAGAGTCGGATGATTTTACCACTCAAAACTTACACGAAGGCAATAGTAACAATTACCGAACTTGCTGGGGAGGTTGTACCAGCGGTACCTCCTGTGGTTACACAAGCTGCTGCCAAGGCTGTCGCGAACGTAACACCTGGGTTGGCTCCCGTGAAGAGCATGTGTGTGCGCTTCACACCACCAGGAACGTAGATTACCTCATCAGGAGCAGTGGTTCCCAAAGTAATACCACCTGCAGCAGCATTGAACAACTTCACATAAGAGGCGACAACAGCGTTTGCGGTATTATCAACCTGAACCCAAAGCACAAGGGCCGAACTCGCCTTGATCGCATCCAAGGTATTGCCCATGACCGTATCAGTAAACAAAATCTCATTGGTCGGGCTCGATACGTTGATCTGTGTAATCGCCATCTTACATCTCCCTTACTTGATCAGGATGTAACAATCTGGTTGTACATCCGTGATGCCAGCGGCACAAGAGAATCCAATTATCTCTCCGGGTGGGAGAACTACTTGATCATATCGTCCGCCGGGTACAATCACGATCTGAGCTTTTGTTTCTGTTTGGGCTTTTGTGTGAGCCGCACCGAAACCAAGGATTAACAATCCCGCGACGATGAAGAATGCTCGAACGTATTTCATCGAAAGTGTTCTCTCTTCCATACATAAACTCTACCGACTATGGAGACGAAAACGATCATGACATAAAGCATAAACCGCTTCATCGCCATAACCATCCGCACTCACACTTAACGATGCCGTCTCCTTGGCGCAGCTTGCAAAGTAAATGCTTACAGATCGGGCACAATCGTGTCCACATAAGCCTCCGAAGAGGCCTCGGCGGAATTACGTCGGGGTCTAACTGGCTGGCTGACTTGGATTCGAACCAAGACTTGCGCTTTCAGAGAGCGCCGTGCTACCGATTGCACTATCGGCCAAATGTACGAATTCTGTGGCAGTTTGCACAAACAACATCACATTTTGCAATTTCTGCTTCTACAGTTGTAACCTTCCAAAGGTGACTGGCTGCAACCGAGATATCGAATCTTTTCTTACCACGAACGTGATCAAAGTCCATCACATATGATGGGAATGAGTGCCCGCAATCTTTGCAAGGAACAGATTTCTTCGCAACAATCAAAGCACGAATTTGTTCTTTACGTCTCTTTCGGGACTCAACTGTACTGCGCGGATGCGTCTTATAATACGCTTTTTGATATTCGTTATGGCATCCGGCACACGTTCGTTGCCCTACCCGACGTTCTTTTACACCACACGTAGAACATAGCATTGGCTGGCCGTCTTGGACTCGAACCAAGAATTCCACTTTCAAAGAGTGGCGTGCTACCAATTACACTAACAGCCAATAAAATTTGGTGGGCCGCGAGAGACTTGAACTCTCAACCCGTCGCTTAAAAGGCGGGTATGTTGCCGCTAACACCTGCGACCCATTGGAGGAGAGCCAGAGAATCGAACTCTGTCACGCCACTAAGTGACGTGTCTCGGTTTTCGGGACCGTGGCCGACCATTCAGCGCTGCTCTCCGTTTGGCGGAAGGGCGGGGATTTGAACCCCGACGAGCGTGAACTCGACTCCGGTTTAGCAAACCGTTACGTTACCAGATTCCGTCACCCTTCCAAAGTACTATCGTAGCATTTGCTGCTACTAGACGATTTGGGTGATGAGGTCATGGTCTTTCTCAATCTCCGGGCGAGCTTATTACTGCGAAGCTCGCTCGTGCTGTGGTTTCTGGCAGGAAAGGAGGGACTCGAACCCCCGTTGCACCGTTTTGGAGACAGGCCGATTAGCCGCTATCTTACTTTCCTATCTAAACAACTGGAGCCAGGAGTGAGACTCGAACTCACTAAGAACGATTTTGCAGACCGTCGTCTCGACCGCTTCGACATTCCCGGCATGTGGTAGGCAACAAGGGACTCGAACCCTTAACCCCTAGTTTGTAGGACTAGTGCTCTAGCCATTGAGCTAGTCGCCTGTTGGTGGCCCGAGAGGGAATCAAACCCTCATCTCTTCCTTGAAAGGGAAGTATCCTGATCCGTTAGAAGATCAGGCCATTGGTAGGCTTAGTGAGATTCGAACTCACGTTACATCGCTGAGAACGATGTATCCTTCCTCTAGATGATAAGCCCATTGGTCGCCCTAGAAGGATTCGAACCTTCATCCCACCGCTTAAGAGGCGGGTACTCTAGCCGTTGAGCTATAGAGCGAAACTATCTATCTGGTCTTGAATATCGACAATATTTCTGTAAACCGTTCCATCGCGTCTCACTCTTACAAAACTTTTCTACAGACTCAAATTTCTTACAGCCCGTACACCAAGCTGTGCCCTCAGGGCCTACTTTACGTAACGGGACTCCACCTTGATACGAATGCGGAACATTACACCGCAAGTGAGAAAAAGCGACGTTACTCAAATCCCAAAACAAATCAGCCGAAACACCTTCCCAAGGCTTAATATGCTCTATACTCAAATCCTCAACCGCATAAATCAACTTATGACATCGGTAACAGCGATTTTCCGCATGACGCTTTAGCGCGTCAAATAATAAAAGTTTTCGTAAACGATTCGCGGCTGTGCCATGCGGCATTCCGAGAGTAGCACTCTTCTTTGTATTCGACATAAATCAATGACCTTTGGTCTTAGATTTACAATGGTATTGGAAAAGAGAATCGAACTCTTGCCAAGCACCGATCTAGTGCGACCCTTTATAAGAGGGTTGGGAGAACCATCTCATTCCAATGTATGGCGGACCCACGGGGACTCCAACCCCGATCACTCGTTTCGAAGACGAGCACACTGTGCATTGTGCTATGAGTCCAAAATGGAGGCCCTACGGGGACTCAAACCCCGAACCCTTCCGGTAGAAACGGAGTACTCTGTTCATTGAGCTATAGGGCCGTTTCTTTTCTTAGTACGAATTCTATGACAGTTTGCACAGACAAGCTCACATTTTTCGATCTCTACTAAAAGAGGTTCTAATCTCCCGATCAATCGAGCAGCTTGTCCTACATCAAACTTTTTCTTTCCTCTCACGTGGTCGAAATCCATACACTCTGGAGGGAAGTTCAATCCGCAATCAATACAAGGAGACCTCTTCAAATCCTCTATAATTTTGCGAACAAGTTTTCTAAACTCAGCTTTTCTTTGACTGGCTCTTCGAATAAGGTCTACCTTATTCTTCTGATACCAATCCTTTTGATATGCCTTATTATCAAACATTGGCGGAGCTAACCGGATTCGAACCGGCGAAGTCCCGATAGACAGTCGGGCGCGATGGGCCTCTACGCGATAGCTCCTGGAGTCCATGAGGGGAATCGAACCCCTATCATTCGTTTCGTAGACGAGTGCTCTTTCCGTTGAGCTACACAGACATTGGCTGGCACAGTGGGATTCGAACCCACACCGTCCTGATTAACAGTCAGGCGTCCTACCAGTTGGACCACATGCCAATAGTATCAGAGAAGTGAAGCTGCCATTTACCTTGCTACTAGAGTGTCCCCGGCAAGGGCTCACCTTTCGCGGTGTGGGAATCGAACCCACTGCTTCCAGCGTTTGCCGCGCTGCTCTACTTCCCCGAATGGAGCGGATAACGAGAATCGAACTCGTACCCCTATCTTGGCAAGATGGGATTCTACCATTAAACCATATCCGCATGGGAGAGGATTCTCTGATCCATTCCAGTTTCAGATGACGTAGTCATCAAGTCACGCCTAGTTGGTCACGGTCGGCGTTCACCATCCCATTCGGGAGTGGAGCGGACAACGGGATTCGAACCCGTACGTCAAGTTTGGAAGACTCGCATGCTGCCATTAAACATCATGCCCGCATTATCTCATCATCGATAACCCTACCAGCTTTTAGGCTTCGGGCTCTAGATGAGTTGGTCGCGAATGAAGGAGTCGAACCTTCGTCTTGGCTTTATGAGGGCCTTGCTCTGCCCTTGAGCTAATCCGCGATGGTTGCGGCCCGAGGAGTTGAACCTCGCTGGCCCAGGTTATGAGGCTGGTT